AATTAAATTGTTGTTATGGAGAATATATAATGTTGCACTTTGAACAAAACTACTGGTATGTTTACGTTTTGAAGAATACCAAAACCGATTGGCTTTATATTGGTTTGCACAACCACCAGAGCAATAAGCCATATTCGCATTCTTCCAGTAGCGTTCTTCTACAAGAAGCCATTGACTCTGGAAATATTTCAGAATATATTGTTTGGAAGGGCAAAGTTAAGGAGAAGGCGCATGCGCTGGAAACTTATCTAATCAATTTTGCCAAGAACAATGGCTTTAATGTTTACAACAAAAACAGCGGCGGCGGTCATACTGGCGGAGCTCGACAGAAGCTCTTGACGCCAGATGATTACACCGTTGGCGAACAACTTATTCTGAACAACATTGAACCAAAGAATGAAGATTCTGTAGATGAATCGCAGATCAACGAAAATCTGCGTTTTATTGCAGACAATGTAAAAAACGCAGTTGTAAATAAGCTTGACGGTAAACCTGGACCAAAGGTTGTTTATGAACCTGTGGACAAGGTTATCTCAATGCCATTCCTTCAGATTCGCGAGAATGCCATCGATAAGAATAACGTAGATAAAGTCGTTGAGTCTATGTTGATTGATATGAAGGCGGCTGAGAGGCTTGTCGAGCCTGTCTCTGTTGTTCTTTATCCTAACGGCGATTGTCTTCGAATCGATGGCACCAGCACAACTTATGCAATCAAGGAAATAAATAAGTGGAAGACTGTACCAGTTGTTTATCTTGAATCTGAATTGTTCAACGACGATGAAATTCAGATGGAAGTTTATGCAACTCTGCGTAATCGCCCAGAAAAGCACAAGGGAGCAAACAATCCTAAGAAAGAGTTGAAGGCTAGGATTCGTAATTTCCACGAAAAGAACAAGGATCTGTTTGATACAGATATTGAATCTTTCCAGGAAAAGTTTATGAATTTGTATAAGAATTCTTATTCAGATCGCTCTATCCTGGCTAATCTTTCGGTATACATTCGAGATTACAAAGAGCGCGATAGTCGAGGCGATAATTGGTTTGATTATTCCGTCAATGATAGCAAGCTAATTAATGATATTGCCAAGAAGCTTCGACAGATGTTTGATCGGTCCGAGTGTACTAAGATCGCAGTCTCTGCTCTTGAGCGCGAGGGTGTTGCTAACCCGATGAATTATTTCGGAAACATCGCACCCAGCGGCAAGAATACGAGTATCATTCTAGCCCATCATACGTCAACCGCCACAGAGTTCAAGGAAGATTATCATTTCCAGAGGCTGAAGTCTGCTCTTGAAGAAGCTGGATATATTCTCGACAAGAAGAAGAAAAAGTATGGTTATGTTCCTTTTGTGAGCCAGATTACTGGAAAGAAGATCTTTGTTATTTTCCTTCCCTGTCGTTTGGACACAAAGGCTCCGATTAACGTCAACACTGTTATGAAGAAGTTGTTTGATGACGGCATTGAAAAAGCAGCGTAAACAAGATTTTATTAATTGGTATAAGTGGTCGCTGTCCATTAAGGATTGCGACCCAGCCATTTATATGACTAATTATTTGTTCGATCGTTTCGAGCATAATAAGGAGCAAAAGTTATGGATCTCTTGGATCTACGGTACAACCTATTATCTTCCGACCACATGGGTGATTTGGAATGAGTTCCCCGACATGGAACTCGTTGGACTCGAAAGACTCCGCGAATGGAACAATAACAATTACAAGCGGCTCCGTTATCAGACTGACACCAAGTGGAACAAAGGTCATCTTCCAGCCCAGTTCGAATCGTACAGAAAATGGGTTGGAAATAAAACTCAACAAGAAGCTTTTCGACCATTCCTCGATGGAAACTCAAGAGACAATTTCGACAGACTCTGGCCAGAAGTAAAAACCAAATTTCATAAGTTTGGGCGTTACTCAACTTGGTTTTATATGCAAACGCTAAAGCAATGTTGTGGTTTGGCTGTTGAACCACCGCACTTGATGCTTGATGATTATGATGGCAGTCGTTCCCATCGCAATGGTTTGGTTATGGCTCTTGGTCTTGATGACTGGTATGATCAAAAGCTTAATCAAAAACAGATTGAATACCTTGATGGCGAAGCATATAATATTTTACAAGAGGTGAAAAAACAGTTTCCAAATACTGACTATTATGATATGGAAACTTGTCTTTGTTCTTTTAAGAAACTGTTTCGCGTTAAACATGGTCGATACCTTGGATATTATCTTGATCGTCAGGCTGAAGAAATTGCGCAATGCGAAAGAGATGGTTGGTTTGGTATTGACTGGCGACCTTTGTGGGATGCAAGAAATGAAACTATAGAAGAAAAACTGTTGACTAATAAGATAAATCAGAGTAAAATGTCACTATATACATCTAGTAATATTCTAGATGCGACAGGACTATTTGAAAATAATAAAGTTGGTCTTGAATCTTTTTTTGAATAGGGTTTATTATGAAAGTTATTGCGATTGGTGGCGAGCCTGGAGCTGGTAAGTCAACATTAATGAAGCGTTTAATTGAAACTTTTAGCGTTGAACCCAAGTATGACCAATTCAAGCTAGTGCCTTATTTGCAAAAAGATAACGTATACGTTCTTGGTAAGTATGAAGAAGGCGAAGTCTTTTCTGGCACAGATCGTATGAGTATGGCAGTTCAGCCAGAAGCAATTAAATTCCTGGCAACATTACCTAGTAACTCTGTCGTTCTTTACGAAGGCGACAGACTTTTCACTGCATCTTTCTTAGAGCATTGCGTTGAGAATTATGATCTTTCGATAATTTATCTACAGACTAAGAAAGAAGTTCGTCAAGAAAGATACAAGGACCGAGGAAGTAATCAAAACGAAACTTGGCTTCAGGGTCGTGAAACCAAGATTGCAAATATTTTGTCTAATATGACACTTATGTTTAATGTTGAGAAGTTTGATAACAATACATTAGAAGAACAAAATGTTATTGTAGAATATGTGAGGAGCAATGTCTGATAAAAAAATTTCATATAAGTATGCAGAAGATCGTATTATTGCAGACTTTAAAGCCTATATAGATAAGACGTATAGTGAACACTATAAGACAGAGTCTAATTCTGTTGAGTGTTTCGATGCTTGGATTGCCCTTGGTGATTCAACTCCAACTTTTAGGAATACTGCTTTAAAATACCTTTGGCGTTATGGTAAGAAGAATGGCAACAACAAAGCTGATCTTATGAAAACGCTCCACTACACATTGATGTGTTTATTTGTTGACCACTATAAGGATGTTAAATAATGGAAATTCAGATTCCTATTGATGAATTGAAGAAGCGTAAGTTGTTTATTGCTACCCCGATGTACGGTGGACAGTGCGCAGGTATGTTTGCTCGTTCAGTAGCAGATCTATCAGCTTTGTGCGCCGCACATGGTATTCCTCTTCAGATGTATTTCTTGTTCAACGAAAGCTTGATCACTCGAGCAAGAAATTATTGCGTTGATGAGTTTATGCGTTCTGACGCTGAACACCTTATGTTCATTGACTCTGATATTGGTTTCAATCCTCAAGATATTATCGCTTTGATGGCGCTTCAGACAAACGAACCAGATAAGTACGACATTATCGGCGGACCATATCCAAAGAAGTGCATCAGCTGGGAAAAGATTAAGCATGCTGTTGATAAAGGTGTTGCTGATGAAGACCCTAACGTTCTAGAGAAGTTCGTTGGCGATTATGTTTTCAATCCAAAGGGCAATCAAACTAGCATTCATATCGGCGAGCCTTGCGAAGTTCTAGAAATCGGAACTGGTTTCATGATGATTTCTAAGAATGCTCTCAAGAAGTTCGAAGCGGCTTATAAGGAATATTACTATAAGCCAGACCATGTTCGCACTGAAGCTTTTGATGGTTCGCGTGAAATCCTTCAGTATTTCCAAGCTGAAATTGATCCAGTTTCTAAGCGTTATCTTTCAGAAGATTACTGGTTCTGTCAGAAGGCACAAGCCATTGATCTCAAGACTTGGCTATGCCCATGGATGAAGATGCAGCACGTTGGAACTTACATTTTCGGCGGCTCTCTAGCTGACTTGGCTTCTATTGGAGCAAGCGCCACTGCCGATCCCGCACAACTTAATAAGGGAAAGAAGAAGTAATACTTGACATTTACTATGAGATATAGTAAACTATATCATATGTTAACTATGGAGTTTATATAATGAAGATCAGTACTAATACCGTTAATGTTCTTAAGAACTTTGCAAAGATTAATCCTTCTATTGTTATTTCAGAAGGAAATACTTTGAAGACTATTTCCCCTTCAAAGACTATCATGGCAAAGGCTAAGGTTGATACGCAGTTTGACAAGCGTTTTGCGATCTACAATTTGGATAGGTTCATTTCTACAATGAGCCTATTCAATGATCCAGAACTAAAGTTTGGAGATAAGTCTGTTGTCATTTCAGATAACAATAAGAAGTCTCAGTATACTTACGCTGATGAAAGCACTGTAACTAAGGCTCCAGACAAGGAAATTAGTCTGCCAACAGTTGATGTTACTTTTACTATCACTAACGATAATCTAAAGGACGTTGAAAAGGCAGCTGGTGTTCTTGCTCTACCTGAGATTGTTGTGGTCGGCGACGGTAAAACTGTAAGCTTACAGGCTGCAGATACCAAGAATCCTTCTGGAGATATCTATTCGGTGGCAATTGGGGAAACCGATAAGACATTCAAGGCTATTTTCAAGTCTGAGAATATCAAGATTATCCCAGGAGATTATGAAGTTAGCATTAGTTCCAGAGGCATTTCTCATTTCTCTGGTAAGGAAGTTGATTACTGGATTGCCGTAGAATCCTCCTCTACGTTTTGATTTACTCGGGGGAGACCGACGTCTCCCCCACTTTTTTCTTTATGATTATGTGAGGTTGTTATGAACGAAGAATTTCTTTGGGTGGAAAAGTATCGTCCTAAGACGATTGAAGAAACTATTCTTCCAGTTGAGCTGAAATCCGTATTTCAGCAGTTTGTTGATCAAAAGAATATCCCCAACCTAATCCTATCTGGTTCAGCTGGCGTTGGTAAAACGACAGTGGCTCGAGCTATGCTTGAAGAGCTTGGTTGTGATTATATTATCATTAACGGATCTATGAATGGCAATATTGACACCCTACGAAACGAGATCCTCAATTTCGCTTCCTCAGTTTCTCTCAGTGGCGGACGCAAATATGTCATCCTGGACGAAGCAGATTATCTCAACGCAAACTCTACTCAGCCAGCACTCCGTAACTTTATGGAAGAGTTCTC